TTCGACAATGCCAGCGGCGGCGGAAAGCGCGCGCAACAGGTGCTTGCGTTCGGTTTCGAGTTTCACGATTGGGGTTCCTCTTTGGTTTCTTTTAGTGCTGCGGCGTCGATTGTTGCGCGAATATCTGCTGACCAGCTATCGGGATCGTGCCGGATCAGTGCGTTCTCAAAGTCGTCTCGCACGGTGACATGCTTCCAGTCCAGCCAGTCGATGCGATCAGTATCCGTCTCGAACGGCGACCAGTATCCAGCCTTCTGCACGGCTTTGTTTGCCTTGCCATAGCCGGGTTGGTTGATCAGTTCATGCAGGTTGAGTGGCATCTTCCTTCCTCCATTGTCTTGCCCCACTGGTCTGCGCAGGCGGCGGCCACGCCCTCGAATGTGCGGCTGCGGAATTTCCACCGATCCGGGCCGGGGCTGGCGCGGTGGACGGCCTGCCACCGCTTGTCCTCGTCGCTGCCCTTGGCTGGCAGCGGCAGGCGGTTCGTGGCCACCAGCGGCGGCAGCCCGCGCAGGTAGAAGCCGGTCGCCTTTTTCGCAGGCTCACCGAACCACCACGGCTGCACGATCTGCGGGCGCGGCAGGTCGGCGGGCATCCGCTCGCGGGCGTGGCGGTGCATGATCGGGTTTTCGACCGCCACCCGGTCAACCGGCGCCTGCCAGCAGGCCGCGAACAGCGCGACGCCCTCGTCCAGCTCGGCCCACATGTCGGCCAGCGTGCGCGACGGCGGCGGCTGGTGCAGCCACCGAACGCCGCTGTTGCACAGGCGCGTGCAGGGCGGATGCGCTACGATCAGCAAATCCCAGCCGTCTGCCAAATGGTCGCGCACGTCGCCGCGAATGTGCCGGTTGCTGCCGTCCTCGGCGGGCAGCAGGTCGCAGGACCAGGTGTCGTGCCCACGCGCGGCAAAGGCCCGGCGCATCACCCCACTGGTTTCGCAGCCGATCAGGACGCGCCCCATCACTCACCCGCCATTTCAATTGCCCGCTGGACGGAAGCCATCGCCTCGCGCAGGTCTTTCGTGACCGACTTCACGCCGCGCTGGCCTGGCATCAGCAGCTTCTTGATGGCGTGTTGTGTGGCCGGGCAGGTGACGTTGAACGCGGCCAGAATGTCGTAAACGTCCACCGTGGCGCCGTTGATCGTGCGGGCGTATTTGTTCGGCTGCCCTGTCACTTCGCTTCCTCCTTTTGTGCCACTACAGGCAGTTCTGCGCCAAGCGCGCGCAGATCATCTGCGACCTTGACGGACAACGCAGGAACCTTGTTGTCCACAATCACGGGGATCAGGTGATGCAATTCAGGTTCCAGCACATCAAACAGCCGCTTCACCGTGGTCACAGACGCAAGAGCCGAAGTCAGACGCGACTTGACGTTGGCAAGGCGTTCCTTGTCGCGCTGATATGCAGCGACATGGCCAGATGATCGAAGTGCTGCGGCGATCTTCGCGGAAATAGGTCGCGTGATGCCTTGCGTTGCGTTGTCCATGTAGACGGCCAATTCGCTTCGGTATCGCAAATCAGCACCACTGATGCCTCGAATGCCATCAATTGACATGACGTGCTTGTTTCCATCTCTGATTTCGACGGTGGCAGCGATAAGGTAACGGCGCGTCGCCTCATTATCCCACACCGCGCGCACTTCCGGCGGCATGGCGTCGATCACCGCGTTCTGCACGGTTTCCGTGATCATCGCCTTGTAATCGACCACGGGCAGATTTGCGATTGCCTTGCGGACGATGCTTTCGCGGATTTCGTTTGTCAGCCTCACTTCGCTTCCTCCATCTTGCTCTCAGCCGCCTTGATCCATTGCGCGATCTGCGCGGCCTGTTCCTGTGTGACGTATCCTTGCGGGGCGCCGACCAGCCCGCACTTGCGGGCCAGCCGTGACTTGCGCTGTCTCTCTGCCGGGGTCATGGGGTCAGGCGGCAACAGCCGCCCATCCCTTTGCAGTAACCACCAAGCCGCCGCCGATACGATTGGCTACATACCCGGCGCGATGCGCGGCGTTCATGGTGCGCGCCGACACGTTCAAATCGCGCGCGGCGAAACGTTCGCCATTTTCCGCCACTTCCATGATTGCGTCATACATTGCCTTGGTCATCTCTCGCTTCCTCTCTCACGGCCACCATAGGCCTGTCACCTGTATATGTCACGCGATACGCGCGCCGCAAGTGTTTTTTTCGCGGCGCGTGAAAAAATCAGGCGGCAAACAGATCGCCAATCGACCGCTCTGCCTCGCGCAGGTTCCGGTCGGACACTTCGGCATATTCCGGCTTCAACTCGAACCCGATGTAACGCCGCAGCATCTTGACAGCCTGATAGCCTGTGCTGCCGATGCCGTTGAACGGGTCCATGACCACATCCCCAGGCTTGCTATGCAGCCGCAGGCAGTTTTCAATCACGTCCAGTTGCAGAGGGCAGACGTGCTTTTCGTCGTTGTTAGCCTTCATGCGGTTCAGCACGTTCCCCTGCTGAATGTTCATCCATACCGGCGATGCCAACTTTTGCCATTCCAGCACGTCAAACTCGACATGCGGCAACAGCGCGGCAAGAACGGTATCATCCGGCACTTCGGATGCTAGCCCATGCCGCCGCATTTCGGTCAGCCATTTATTGGCGATAGGCAGTGACGCCGCAACATCGCCCGGCGCCGCATGTTCGATCCGGTCAGGGTTTTCACCCGGCGCGCGGAAGAAAAGCATGTAATCCGGCATGCCGATCCGGTTCATGGCGCTGTCTTTCCTGATCTGCTTGTATAGCAGCCCCAGCGCCTTGGTGCGGTGCATCTCCGTCACCGGGTCTTTCCAGATGGTCACGCGGCTGTGATAGATCATGCCAGCCGCCTCGTGCGCGCGGATCACGTCGCCGGAAAAGTCTTGCAATCCGATGTGCCCATGCTTGCCCTTCCTCGTCGGCAGATCGGTGACATGGATACACGCGATCCGGCCAGGTTTCATCACGCGGGTCAGGGCCTCGGCAAAGAACCGATACTGTGCCATGAACGCATTGCCCTCGCCTGCATTGCCAAGGTCACGTTCGCTGTCCGAATAAACGAACAAGTCGCCGAACGGTATTGATGTGATCATGCAGTCAACGGAATGCGGCGGCATGGCGTGCATTCCTTCGATGCAGTCGCTATTGTGCAATGCCCAGCCGGTGCCTTGATATTCAGGTTGTTTCACTTCACTTCCTCCGATTTGAGCCATTCCGGAAATGCCAGATCCAGCGGCCTGTCATAGACCACGCGGCGGGCAACATCGCCCATCTGCGCCGACCGCATCGCCTCGGCCATGCGGCGCTTCATTTCGTCGTGTTTCTTGCTTTTGACGTTGATGGCGTTCCAGATCGTCGCCTCGGTATCGCTGATCACGATGTCATTGCGCACACGCTCAGACTGCCCGAACCGATGCGACCGGCGAACAGCCTGATAGTGCTGTTCATAGCTGAACGATATGCTGGCAAACACGGCATGGGCGCAATGCTGCCAGTTGACGCCGAACCCCGCCAACTTCGGCTTGGTGACGATCACCCGGAAGTCACCGGCCACGAACCCCAGCAGGCGGCGTTCCTTTTCGTCCGGGTCAAGCGATCCATGCACTTCAACCGCGCCGTCGATCATTTTGGCCAGCGCCGCGCTTTCGTCGTTCGTCTCGCACCATACCGTAACCGGCCTGTCATGCGTGGCCAGCTCTGCTGCCTTTTCGCATCGTTGCGCCAGCGTCAGCCGCTTTTCGGCATGAAAGCTGGTCGCAGACATTTCCGGGACGCGGAACAGCATTCCCTGCGCCACGTCCTGCGACCTATCCGCCATGACTTCATGGATGCGCCGGTCGATCTCAGGCAGGACATAGCCTGTATCATCGCCACCAAGGTCGGAAGGCATGGTGGCGCATCGCGACCATGACGCGACGAACCGCCAAAAGTCCTCGACAGCGTGACCTTTCAGCCGCCATTCCTGCGAGGCTGTCTTGGTGTCATTGATGAACCACTTGCTCAGCATCTCCTGTTGCCGCATGACGCCCAGAAACTCGGCATGATTGCCTAGCTCTGTGTGATCGTTGGGCG